CGGAGAGAACGGCATCTGCGGTCAGCGCATCCGGCAAAATCATTGGTTCTTCGCTTACTGGTGTTGGCACGGCTGCAAAGAATGCGAACACCACGGTCGGCACGGCTACACAGGGCATGTCCACGCACTTCTCGAACCTTAACGTGAATGCGAGCAAGCCTATGCGAGAGCTTGCGAATACAGCGAGTACGCAGTTTGCGAGCATCAAGAATAGCGGAAACAACAATATGCGCGCCCTCGCGTCTGCGGCGAATACTCAGTTTGCGAGCATTAAGAACAGTGCCACGAATAACATGGCTACTGCAAAGACGAATGCCGTGAACAATGCCGAGGCTCTGCGGAAAGATGTTGTGAACAAGTTCGCTTCTGCAGCATCGAGTGCAAACACGGAGTTTGGCAAGGCACAAAACGCTATCGTGAACAACATTGCCGGAGCGAAGTCGAGGATACCAGGCTTTGGCGATGTAGGTGCGAACCTTAAAAACGGTCTCATCAACGGCATGTATGGCTTCGAGGGCAAGCTCGATGCATGGGCGAACCAGTTTAAAGGCCGCATCTTGAAAAACTTCAGGATCAAGTCGCCGTCACGGTGGGCGAAAGAAGAAGTCGGCTCGTACCTGTCCGAAGGTATTGCGCTTGGCATGACCGACAGCTCTGCGGTTGAACAGGCGTGTGCCGGATTGAAGGAGGGCATTGCTTCGGAGTTTGACACCATGAGCTTCTTTGGTGGCGTTCGAGCAAGCACGAGTAGTGCGGCTAACACGGACATCGCATCGGCTATCGGCAATCAGGTCATGGCTGGCATTGCGAGCATGGACACGAGTGGAACACAGCAGCCTATTGTCTGCGAGGTTTATCTCGACCGTGATCGTATCGCCACGGCGGTTACTCGTGGACAGCAACAGCAGAACAGGCGGTATTCGTCTACGGCTTTAGCATAAGGAGGCGTATATGGCAGTACCGAGTTTACTTGTGGTGGATGGGGTAACAATTAAATCCCCATCCGCTATTACTTGGAGCGTGCAGGACATCTCGACCCCGGATGCAGGTCGTACTCTTGATGGCGTGATGCACAAGGAGCGGCTTGCATTACCGGGAGGTCAGAAGCGCAAGCTCAAGCTCGAATGGAACCTGGTGAAATTCGGCACGGAGAGCGCGAGCATCCTTAACGCCTTTACACCCGAATATGTCACGGTCGCTTATCCAGACCCACAGGCAGGCGCAGTCGTGACGAAAGTTTTTTATACAGGCGACAAAGAAATGAAGTTCGCCACATGGTGGGACGGCAAACAGCTTTTAACTAATCTGGCTTTCAGCATTATCGAAAAGTGAGGACTGTATGATTAAACTTACAGCGGCACAGCAGACCGCAATCGACAACGGGCAGTACAAACATTTCGTTCGCTTTACCCTCGACCCGGAAACTACCCTTACGCTTGGGGAAGATGAAATCTGGGAGCGCGGGTTCGAAGTTGACCAAGCTGTTTCCGGGCAGTCCGCGTTCGAAATTGGCGCGTGTGTTGTCAATCAGTTCAAGGTCGAGGTTTACAATCCGAATGGGCGTTATCAGACCACGGACTTCCTCGGCAAACCTGTCTATGCGTATATCGAACTGTATGACGGCGAGACGGTTATTGGAGAAGTCAGCAAAGGACATTACATCGTGGATGAAGCGGACACGAATGGCGGTGTTATTAAGCTGACCTGTCTGGATATGATGACAATGCTCGACACTCCGTACTCGGAAGTAGCCACAGTATATCCGGCTACGTTCTACAACATTGCGAACGATATTGCTGTGAAGTTTGGGCTTACGCTTGTCGTAGATGGCGCATCGTGGTTGCCTACTGGCATTTCCAGTAACTACACGGTTACGAACCGCCCTACCGAGGATATGACTTGCCGTGATGTGCTTGGCGCGGTTTGTCAGGCAACCGGGAATTACGCCACGATTGACCGCCTTGGGCGGCTCCTTATCACCCGTTATGATGTGGCGTTTATGGCTGAAACCGGGAGCGACTACACAGGCTACGAGTTCCACGACATCACCCCGGCAGAACTGTTTTCCTTTAGCAGAGCCGAAGCACAGGTCATGCTTACTGGCGTATCTGTAGAAGTGGAAGATGCCGTTTATACGGCAGGTACGGACGAGTACATGTTCCACGTTAAGGATAATCCCATGATTAATGCCGGAGAGGAGCAGACCTTCGCAACGGCTCTTAATGGTGTGATTAACGGGTGGAACTTCCGACCGTTCGATGCCAAATGCCTTACGAACATGTGCATGGAAGCCGGAGATAATATTCTTCTGACCGACACTCTTGGGAACATTTACAAGTCTATGGTTACGCACACGACTTACTCTGCGAGAGAGAACCAGACTGTAGAGTGCAATGCGGAATCTGCGGCAGTTAATGCGTCTACTCGTTATTCTCAGGCGGCTCGTTCTGCGGCGAAAGTCTTGAAGAACTATGACAGCACGGTGAATAACTACATCGACCTTGTGTCGAAAGGGATGGGCATGTACCGTTCTCTGATTACTGACCCCGATGACCCCACTTCCCAGATTTATGCGTTCCACAACGAGGAAACGCTTGCGAACAGTACGTTCTGCATGTTCGAGAACGCGAACGGAATACAGGTGGGGCGCAGAGATACGACTTCTGACCCTTGGACTTATACTTCCGCAAGCGTGGAGGATGCCGTGGTGTTGGCTCAGACCTTGGTGGCGAACACGGCTATCATTGATGCGCTGTTTTCGAACGATGTAACGGTGACAGGTGCGCTTCATTCGGATGATTACATCCCTGCGGCTACTGGTGCTTCACCGCCCTACTCACAACAGGGCATGGGGCTGGACTTCGGTGAAAAGGAATTTGAGGCAGAACATTTTGCCATTGATGCGCTTGGTAGAATGTGGGCAAGTGAAGGAATGATTGCAGACTGGCAGATTGTTAATGGTTGGTTTCGTGGTGAGGGCGTTCTTTATTATACGGCGGCTGAAAAAGCGGCGTATGAAGCCGAATATAGACAATATTACCCAGACTGGAATTGCCCAGACACTTATGGTATTCGTGTTGGCTTATATCCTACTGGATATAAATATGACGAGGAAACTTGGAGCGATTGGGCAGTAAATGAGGGCACTGTAATTGGTATTCACACGCAAAAATATTTTTATCTCCCCGGGCAAGGAGAGGGAGGACCGCCGGAACAGATTTGGTCTAATGCATTTTATGTCGATGTAGAAGGTAAAATGTATTCAGGTGACCATCTTCTAAATGGGTATTCGTCAGCGGACAGATTCTATGCGAATACGCCATTTAAGAAAGCTGCGCCTTCATTCACATCGGACAATTTGCAGTATATTGCCAAATGTTACTCTGGCAATGTTGGCATGAGGGCAGTGCGACCCGATAGTACAGGTGATGTTTGCTTTGGAGTTGGCTCGCAAGGCGTTAATCACGGCATATATTCGCTTACTCTTGGTCGGTGGATGCTCTGGGGTGATGCATCTAATGCGTGGTTTCATGGGCGCGTTAGAACGCAGAACGATGCCGGATATGACCATGATGTTTATGGCAATCCACAGCACAGACGAACAACCAATACGGATACTTGGTGTATTAAGAATAACGCCGGAACTGCCGTATTCCAAGTTAATTACGAAACTGGCGAGGTAACTGGCAATGTTGCACACGCAAATCACAACTCGTGCGGAATTTATGGTTTCGCACAGAACAATCAGAACCTCTTTTATGTTCAAGGCACTCCGATGTCACCATCACCACATGCCGGAACAAAGTATTGGTTTGTTGTTCGAAACGAGGGCATAAATGTTTGGAACGCTACTGCTGGTTCTGCGGTTTGGAGCATAAGTGTTCCTGTAGCTGTCGGACAGGGCGGCACTGGAGCTACTACTGCCGCAAGAGCGAGAGGCAATCTCGGTGTTGATTGTATCTCACTTTATAATGGTACGTTAAAGAGTGGAAGTATCACTTTCAATAAAGGGAATTACAACTGGTATGTAATCATTGGAAAACCGTCGGGTGGTTCTTATATGGCAATTATAATTCCGGCTAACATGCTAAGTGGTAACAATATTGCGTATCAGATTCCAGATAATGATTGTTACATAAAATTTAATTTAAGGTATTCCGGAACGACGGCTACTTTAACGTGGGTTGAAGCTAAAAGTACAAACGGAACCGCTGTACCTTCGGCTTATATTTCCCATGTTTGGGGATGCAATTAAAGGAGGGAAATATGCAGATTTTAGTTAATGAAAAAGGGTATATTACCTCGTATGCCTTGATCGGCAATCTTGTAGATGGCATCGAAGTAGCAGACCCACATGACGAGGAATGGTTCGCAGAACATTTTGAAGAGTTCCGATACGAGAACGGAGAACTCGTGCGTGACGAAGACCGTGGTAAGGAGCTTGCGAAAAACGCCCTTGTAGAAGAACTCAGGACGAGAAGATATAAAGAGTGCTTCTCCGTCATCAATCGTGGCGAGATGTGGTACTCCATGCTGACCGATGAGCAGAAGGCCGAACTGAAGGTTTGGTATAAAGCATGGCTCGATGTAACGGAAACACTCGAACCGCCGGAGCCGCTTGCGTGGGTGTAAGGAGGTTACATGGACAAGACAATAATCGTAGCCATCCTTGCTATTTTCGCCTGTGGTGGCTTCTGGACGTTCCTTCAGAGCAGACTTCAGCGGCACGACAAAAAGCAGGACGACCGGGAAGCTCTGAACAAAAAGCTCGACAAGTTGGAACGTGATGGACTGAGAACACAGCTCTTGCTCCTAATCCTCATGCGACCCGAGGAAAAACAGGAGATACTGACAATCGCAGAACATTATTTTCGCAAACCGCCGAACGGTCTGGGCGGTGACTGGTACATGACTTCTGTGTTCAACACTTGGCTTAGTGATGTGGGGGTAGCCGAGCCAGACTGGTTCGATAAGGAGGGATAACATGTCAAAGAAAGATATTATTCGTAAGTTGACAAGCCGTAAGTTTTGGCTTGCAGTTGTAGGCTTTGTAACTGCTTTACTCGCCGCATTTGGTGTGGCTGAAAGCACCGCCACGCAGGTAACTGGATTGATTATGGCGGCGGCATCTGTCGTTAGCTACATTATCGGTGAGGGTCTGGCAGATGCAGGCCGTGGCAAATCGGAAAGTGAGGGTTAATTATGGCAGTGATTATAGGCAGCGCACGGATAGACGAACGTGGGCAGGCAGTGAATGGCCGAGCAGGCGATCAGACCGGGCGTGAAGTGGCGACCGAAAATTACTATGCGCATCCTCTGGGTTGGTATGCTTATCGTGCTAAAGATCCGAACGTGGCGAATGCTCTGGCAACGGCGATGGCGCAGGCGTGTACGAATAGTCACATTGGCTATGACCAGAACCAGCGGCTCGGAGTTATCAAGCAGTTGCAGAAGTACCACACGCTCGGCAGAATCGCAGAGAACACGGAGTGCGACTGCTCCTCGCTGGTTAGGGCATGTTGTATTCAAGCCGGGTTCGATCCGGGAAATTTCACGACCTATAACGAGGGCAAGGTGTTAGAGGCGACTGGCATGTTCGAGCCTCGGATCACTGTGACGAACAGCACTCGGCTGGAAACAGGCATGATCCTTGTCACTCGCAAGAAAGGCCACACTGTCATAGTGACGAAAGGCGAAGCTCGTGAAAGCGCAAAGCCTGCGACCAACAACAAAGGCGGTCTGAACAAAACTCCGCAGTGGGTCGGCGTGGTCAACGTGTCTCTGCTTAACGTGAGATCGTGGTACGGCGTGAACCCCGAAACAAAAAGGTACTATCCATTGATTACTAAGTGGCCGGGAGGACAACTCGGCTATGGCAACCAGGTCGATGTGTGCGACACCGTGAAAGCGAAGGACGGCTCGCCCTGGTATTACATTCGCATTGCCGGAAAGATTTACGGCTTCGTGGATGCTCGGTATATTGATAAGGCGTGAGTGCAACCCAAAAATTTATTCATAAAGTGATCTCCTAACCGTTCAGACAATTCAATCTCACGCTTTAATGCCCCGGTGAAATTCCGGGGCGTTTTTGTGTGTATGGGAAAATTTGTGGGAAACACAGGATGACACAGGATGTACTCTAATGTACTTCCGATGTGCGAAAACTCCTTGAAAATTGTACCCAAATGTACTCTAATGTACCGCGTTGCTTCTATATAAAAAGCACGTTTCGCGCTTCGAACCTCGCTCGGATTTCCCTTATTTTTCAAGGGTTTCCGAGCTTTTCTTTTTGCCCATGGGAAAATTTTGGGAAAATTCTCAGAGAAAACGTACTTCCTTGACCTCTTGATTATACTGCTCCTGCTTCCTTTTCGTGATGTGGAGATAAATTTCTTCGGTAATTTTCGAACTTTTGTGTCCTAATCTGACAGCGACTGCCTGTAAAGATACGCCTTGTTCGAACAGGAGACTGGCGTGGCTATGCCGGAGACTATGAAGGGTCAAACGCCTGTGGATCACTCGTTCGGTGTTCTCGGCAAAATATTTGTTCAGTCTGGCATAGCTCAGGCGGTTTCCGTCAAGGTCGCAGAAGAACAGGTCGCTTTGCGTTCCGGCCAGATGCGCCATGCGCTTGTAATATTCGATAATCTCGGCGCAGAGATCGTACAGCTCGTCTTGCATATACACGTTGCGGTTGCCGGAATAGGTCTTTGCTCCGCTCGATACGGTTTTCGTCTGCTCATTATATGTCTTGTTTACACGGATCAGACGATGCTCCATGTCCACATCTGCTTTGGTGAGAGCTAACAATTCACCCACACGCAGTCCACTCAAGGCAAGCATGGTGATGGCGTAGCGATTGATCCGCACATGGAGTTGGGGCAGCAGCGTTTGCAGCTCGTCACGTTCGAGATACTTGTTCATATTCTTTTCTTTCATAGTCGTATCCTCCGGGAATGGTTTTAACTTCTTTAGCCACGTTACATCCGACACATAGTCGTTACGGTACGCCCAGCGCAAAAACGCCTTAAAACGCTTGAGAAACCCATTAAGGGTGGAATTATCCCTCCCCGACCCATAAAGTGCCGTAGAGACTAATTTAGCACTGATCTTGCCGATGTTCGTTGATGCTCCTATCATGCCCACCACGGCGTTCACGGCAGACATGTTGCGGATGTGGGTGACTTCCTTCACATAGGGACGGTTCTGCTCGTCATAGAGCTTTGCAAGCTCGCCCAGGGTGAGCCGTGCCGGATCATCACCGAGGGTTGCTTTCCTTATCTTTTCATTTAGTACCTGTTCTGCTTCTCGGCGGTAGGTTGCGCTGTTTCGTGGCATGGTGACTGAGACACGGTGAGACTTTCCTCGTGCATCCGTGTATGACATGCCGAACCGAACCTTGCCGTTCTTCAATTCCTCGCAATACATGTCAGCTCTCCTTCGCACCCATTGCCTTGATCATCGAGGCGACTGCTTCTACCTTTTCTAAATCAGCGAAAGCTGCCCAATACGCCACAAGTCTGCGGACTGCGCTTGAGTTAAGCCGCCCGATCATATCTTCCTTTTCTTTGTATTCTTCCGGCGTGAGCAACCAACGATCTCCAACAGACATAGAAAGATTCGACCACCCCATGACGTATTCGGGAGTAGTCTCCAAAGCATCAGCAATGATTTTAATCTTCCGTTGTGTCAGATTTCGTTCATCAAGCTCTATTTTATTTATTGAAGTTCTCGATTTATATCCAACCTTCTGGGCAAGTTCTTCTTGAGACATGCCCAATTCCTTGCGCCGCTGTTTAATGCGTTCTCCTATTGTCATGTTCTGTCTCCTTTCGTCTTGCTTCGATTGCTGTGTAGGCAAGCGTACCACATATAGTAGGCATTTTGCCGTAAAAATTTCGAGAAAAACAAAAAATTTTGTGTTGACAGAGGCAAAATGTCTCGCTATAGTAGGTGGTGTAGACAAGATGTCTAATTTCAAGGAGGCATAATGATTAATACCAAACTTATTCGAGAACACATGGCAAAGGAACGCTATGGCGTAAGAGGACTAAGCGCGGCTATTGGCATCTCTGAGGCATCACTCGGAAACAAGCTCGCTGGACGGACGGAGTTTTGCGCTGACGAGATCGAGAGCATGATTAAGCTGCTGCGGCTTTCTCCGCGAGAAGTCATTGCGTGTTTTTTTGCCGAAAAAGTAGACTAAATGCCACACTGGAGAGACAAGATGTATCTCAAACCTTTAGAGATAGCAGAAACGCTTCACATTGACAGGCGCAAAGTTTACGAGCGCATCCGGCAGATGAAGGAATATGTCGGGTACGGCAAGGTCTATCCACCCTCGGCACTGTTGAGTGACGACCGAACGATACGAGT